CTATCTTACTTTTGAAATGGACAGTACAAAGGCCAATGTACTTGTTCGTTATCAGAATGAATCTGTGTCATTCTCAATGACCTATTATAAGAAAGGTCGAGATAACCACGATGTGATGGCGGCAGCTTCACCATTCTTGGAATTTAATGAATGGTTAAAGACTAAGCCAGCCGCATGGCACAGAGAGATTTTTGATATTTATAAAGATATCAAACAATCCATTCTTGAAATCAATGATGTTAATCGTTTGATTGGTGTGTTGAATAAACATTTTATTAAGATTTACGCTAAAGTGAATCTAGATGAAATGAAACACTGGATTACCCTCCCTAATACGCCAGTGTATGTTTCTAATAAAAAGGAAACCAATTACGACCCACAAACGACTTATGTCTATCAAGACTATTTAGACTTGGTAACCTATTCACTCGCATTGCGATTTGTTGCTCCTATCTGGGGCGATATCCATAATCGATTAAATAGTGAATTTGGTAAAGATGCTAAAGAAGTGTATTCGATGGAAATTCTATACGATACATGCATGGTGTCTAATCCAGAGAAAAACTATATCTGTACAGCAGAGAATCGATTACGTGAGTTTATCGCAAATACTAAACTGAAACTAGAGACTAATGCTGTATTGGTATCTGGTTTATCAGAAGACGATTTCTATAATTACCTGTATTCTGTTATTATCTTGAAGAAGATTGCTCAAGGTGATATTTCCGGTAATGATGATTCGTATCATTTGATTGCACAAACTTATTTCTTCTTATCCAATAAAATCAAACAAGCTTCAAAATCGTATGGTGCTGATTCTACTCAAATCCAGATGAAGAAGAATCCTGTAGAGGATAAGAAAGGTAATGAATCTAACTCCCAATCTGTATTAGATGTTGGATTTGTTCGTTCACGCTTATTGGCTGATGAGAAGATGTTCTTGAAATTAGCGATTTCAGACCATCAACGTTTGATTCAATCATTGTGTCCAGATTTGCCTGAAGAGTTATACCTGGAATCCATGGATGACATCATGCAAATGAACACTAACTACAGCTACTTGTCGGAAGATAGACAGTACATGAAACCAATTCAAGATGTACAGTTAACCATTACTAAATGGGTAGTACATCGTTCAGTTAACACAGTGATTTTTGACCATTTGGAATTAAATGAACTGATTAACTTAATTGGTTTGGTTCGTGCTATTCTTTGGCATAAAGGGTTCCACGAATTTGCAGCAGTGATTTCAGCAATTGCTCTGCAACCTAATCGTGATTCTACATTTGTTCAACCAAGTTATCGTAAGAATCTGGAAACAGGTTTATCCGAACGCTTGGCAAAAACATATGATTTAGGTGGTGTTACTAAATCAGAAAAACGCAATATGTCGTATATTGGTTGTATTGAATTAATCCATAAAGGATTGTTTGAATATAACTGGTTATTAACCTTACCAGAGAAATGGTTAGAACAATCTAATCTGGTTACACGTGAGAAGCGTTTGATTCTACCTTCAGACATTCGCAATAAGATTGGTGAATTAATGTTGGTAGTTGAGTCTGAACAAGAATTTGTTCAAGATGAATTTAATTGATTTATATAATGGAGTTTCAAAATGGCTAATACATTTATTGGTTCGCATCGTAATACACCAATAACAGTAGATTATCTTAATCTTATTAAGGTAGCAGGGTACCAAGACCAATATCTACGTCCGAATGTTACTACAATGACAGGTGATGCTGTTGCTGAAATTGGTAACATGATTCGTAACTTCAATGGTAAGATTCCAGGTTCAGTGATTGCTAAGACAACAGCTAGTTTTATCTTGCCTACATCTCGTCCAGAGTCATTATCATTTGCAGAAAATGTAGCACCCAATGCAGTAGCTATTCCATTTGGTTGGAATGAAGACCGCTTTGTATTCATGATGCAAATCCGTACTACTTCTGGTAATATTGAAACAACAGAATTGGTAACAGGTTATACTGACCGATTTGACGTAGCACGCACTAATCGTTACGTACAAAATACAGAAGATGTCATCATTGCACCAGATACAGTATTCTATATTAACTCTGTATCAACCATCGGTACACGTTATTTGAATAACTTTGCTATTCCGGTAATTAAAGATTCATTCTCTGTATTTGGTGGTGGTTTAGGTACAGGAACTTACCATAACCAAAATGCAATGAAGATGACACCGATGAATTTGATTCAATCAGGTAAGATTAATAGTGTAGACGGTATTACTGATATTCCTGATAATAGTGGCGTTACGACTATCCGTAGTGACTATAAATCAGTAAGTGGTTATCCTACATTGTCTTATCGTAAGTTTAATTCACCTACTGCAATCACTTCAAAAATTATTGAGTCTTACAGCGACCAAGCGAAGTTATTTGCTAATTCAGGCAACTATAGCTCTGATGATGTGTATAACCAAGCACGTGGTGCGTGTGCTGACCCAAGTATTACACAAACTAAGATTCTGACATCTATCTCTACCATGGGTGGTTCTAGCTCTACATTTGATTACAAATGGTTGCAAGCACTTGACCCAAATATTGATGATAAAGTCGATGTGTTTGATAGTGGCTACCATACTACGGAATACAGTGCACCTTGGGATTCCCCTACACTGGAAACCCAAATGGCATTAGTTGCTTCTAATATGGTAACAACTTTGATGTTGAATTACTCATTGCGTATGTTGGAATTCTCATCAACAAACATGATTGTAAATCACGGTGGATTTGGTTCTAATTCAAGTTCTACCATGATTTCTAATATCAGTGGTTTTGTAGAAAACATCAACTTCAATAACATCATTGGTTCTCTTGAGAATATCATTGGTGAAGAATTGGGTATGGTGTTGTCTCAAGGTGGTGAGATTGGTTATTCTATCCATGTATCTGCTGAAATGAATGCTGATATCAGTATTACTATTTCATTCGAGGGTCGACCAGAAGAAATTTACATCTTCCCTTCATTTGCAGACTCTGCACTTTCACCGATGATTACAACCAATGCTAAAGTGTATCGTAACAATTCTCGTGATATTGGTACAGTAATGGATTTGGTTGAAGAAACCGTTATTGGTGCAAGTGGTATCACTGGATATAGTGGTGGTATGGGTGATGTATTTGACCATATGCAATCTGGATATAACCCAGGTATTGCCAATACAGGTAATGTCTATTAATCTATAAGAGACAGCAAATGCTGTCTCTTTTTCTATAAAAGGAAATCAAATGAAATTTAATATGTTAGATGTCTACGACGCACTCTTGACAACTTGTGGTTATGTTGTAGATGAAAATGGTCGTGTACGTAAGAAATTTGGTAAAGAATTACCAGTATCAATAGAGATTGAAGGTGAAACTCGGTACTTGGTATTGCCTACACGTGAAAACATGACTTCACCTGATGTCATGAACTTCGTATTCTTCCACCCATTCCAAGAAAATCTGGTACGTGGTGAATCACGTGTAATGTCATTTGTACGTCGTGAACTGAACCATTCTTATGGTGCTTCTGTTTCTGCGCTGATGAGTGATATCGTAGCTATTTCATCTGGTACTGTAAACCACAGTGACTTAACTGTAGAACAACGTAAGTTTATTAGTTCTATCGGTAAAGTAGATGAGCGATTTGTGAAAGACTTTGATAAGATTATTAATAATCTGGCTAGTCGTAAATCCCGTAATACCCCAGTATATCTTTCTCTACGTAAAGGTGTAAACTGGGGTGGTAAAACACATTCACGTGCAGCTATTTGGTCTTCACCATTGCTGGAAGAAGTAATGACTTGTATTGAACAAGTGAATAAAGGCACTCAAGCTACTCCTAAGATTTTAGGTGTATCTGTTCGTAAAGGTGATTTGAAAACATATGAAAACTTATGCCGTGCATTCTTTGGTAACATCGATGAAAAGAACCATGAGTTCTATAGTTCATCAGATGCTACTGATGCGCCATATTGCGAAGCATTTGTTCGTTCATTGTTGACATTGCCTAAACGACTGAATGCCATTTCTGATATGTTCTATACTGGTAAAGGTATGGTTCATGCCAAAGAAGTATCGAAAGAGTGTCATGAAGTTACTCACATCGATATCGATTGGTTGGAAGAGTTGGTAAAAGAAACAGAAACAGGTAACTTTACAGTACGTGATTGGCGTAAAGAATATTTGTTGATTCCTTTGCAAGATGGTAATGAAGGTGTAGCAGCTGTAACTAAAGAAGAAGTGAAACAAGAAGCTCCTTCTCGTAGTAAATACGGTGCAGTTACAGAACAGGTAAGTGGTCATCCAGCTAGTGTACCTCCAGCAGCACCTGTAGCACAACCTGCGCAAGCTCAACCAGTTCAACCAACACAGCCAGTGGCTCAACCTCATCAAGCAGGTAACCAGTTCATCCAACGTCAAGAACCTGTACAATATGTACAACAATATCAGCCAGCTCAACAGGCACAACCAGTAGGTAATCAATTCTTACGTCGCCCAGAACCAGTACAACAGTATCAACCAAACAATGGTCAATACAGTGGTTTCCAAGCGCATCGTCAGAATCAGATTAATAACCATTACCGACAATTCGTTGCACCAGCAGCAGTTAACGGATATGTTCCTGGACAATCACACACAGTGAATGTAAACAACAATAATGGTTATGGTTATAATGTTAATCGTGGTTATAATGGTGCTACTACCAATTATAACAACAATAACTATTTTAACCGTAATGGTTCTGCTTCATTGTTTGGTACTCGTAAACGATAAGTAAACGATAAATAGTAATAACTAGATACACTACCATGTGGTGTTGTTGCTAGATTACTATATATTTTTTTAACATGATATTATCTAGGAGTAGTTCTATTTAACTAGCTGTCCGTTTTACAATTTGATTATGGTAAGAAAGTAAACTATTAATTAATTCAGAACGAGGAATCTTAATTGTTAACTTATCTTTTTTATATTCACTAGGTGATGAATAACCATTAATTCTCATTGTAATCCAATGGTGTTGTACAGGTACAGCTAAGTTTCTAAACAAGCCGTAGAAATCGTATTCAAAGCGATTTGCGTCAATAGGAGAGATTGTTTTAAATTCCTCAATATTTTTAGGATCACTTAAGATGGATAAATGGTCCTCTAATACTGTTTTAAAACTTTCAGATACGTAATCGCCATCATCGAATGTAGAATCAAGTAATGATGATGCCATTTGTAAAACCTTTCAGGTATATATTATTAAATTGGAAGAAATAGAATAGTATTATTCTATCTTTT